AGATGTTCCGACAAGTGCAGTGTTGTAAATCTTCAACTGCGACTCAAGTAGTGGAACTATACGCTTTCTATACTCTTCATCAGTTTCATTCGCACGCCGCATGACTGCCTCGTCAGCCTGATTCACATACGTTGCCAGCTTCGATATGTGAGTATTTCTTTTTGTTACAAGCTCTTTAATCTCAGTGCCAAGACTGTAGACTTGAGGATTTGCTTTTACAAAGTCTTCGGTTTCAGGATATTTCTGATTAAGCAAAGAAGTGTAGGCTTTGTCATAAGCCTTGTACACATGCTCTGGATATGCAGCAAATTTAGTAAGCTCTTGGTTTTTTAGGATTTCAGCCTGCAAGCGAGCTGAGTCAGCCTTTTCCTTTTTAGAAGTCCACGAAATTTCTGGAAACAACTCAGCGTTGTTGGCTGCGTTTGCTGCAGGTTGATTCCGGCTAGACAACGCCATTGTAGGTGAGGTCTGTTGCTGCAGTGCAGCAGCCGAGCGAATCAGCTCTGGGTCAATCTGTGGCCCTGCGTAAACCTCTTCCTCAGGTCTAGACTGTCTAATGTAGTCCGAGAGCATGTCTGTCATATTAGCTTCCACCAATAGTAAGTGATCTTTTCTTGTTAAATGGGTTGTAAGCTGGACGTTGTGTCTGCATCGGCATCGGCATTACTCCTCCCTGAGTTGCCTGTGGTGTAGCTCCAACTCCGCTGAACAAGTTTGGGTTAAAACCCGGAAGTGCTGCGCCTGCGCCAGTTCCATAGGTTGCCTTTGCCTGTGCGTCAGTCCATGCCTGATTATATGCAGCGTCAATCCGTGCGTTCTGAAGCGCCGTTTCGTTGCCGAGTCTTGCCCCCTGTAGTTGCTGATTGAACCCAAACTCGGCTTTCATTTTCTCCATGGCCGAGGTGTTTTGCATCATGGTTGGGATACCCATCTGGTAAAACTGATTTTGCTCTGCCGCACCGCCCATGCTTTTAGCTGCCGCAATATAGCTGTCAGCAGTTCCTGCATCGATGCCAAGCATCTTCTGCCCAAGTGGATTCTTTAGGAATCCTTCATAGGACTTAGCCTGAGACTGTTGTTGTTTATAGCCTGCATAAGCACCAGCTGCTGCGGTGATCCCCTGTGCAATGCCTTGCCCTAATGCAGCGTAGCTTTCTCCTTCGATCCTGCCCACATTAGCGTAAGCGTCAGCAATGCCAGCGCCCATTTGGCTCATCGCCTGTGGAGCAGGAGTGTTAAAAAGTTCGCGAGGTTTTGCCATAAAATTTGGTTCTAGCTTCTAAACAGAGAGGACTGCCTTTTTCAAACCGCTGGCAGGCTTGCGGTCTATGTTCATAAATTGTACACGAAACTTCCTGCCCAACAATCCCCGAAAGCGCAATACAGCGAGTTCCAACGCACTTAAGCAGTGGCAGATCATCGCGGATGTACTCTTTGGGGATGTTAACTGCATCAGATCTATCCTTTCGCAGAATCGGCCAACTGGCCTTGTGGCTGCAACACGCCCCGCATTTCTGGCAATCCAGATCGGACGTTGCAGTAGGGGACAACGGGATGCTCGTGCAAGACATGCTCATGCAGGTTCTCTACTTCAGCCTGTAATTTTGGGCAATGCACAAATTGTGACTCTCGTTTGTCTAGGCATCGGAAACATGCATGCACATAATCGCTATTCATGTGCTTGTCTGATCTAGACACCACATCGTTGTCGTATCTGTATTGATCGTACTTTACGTTGTTAGAAGTGATGTGCAGTGAAACGTCTTGATCATTCCAGTTGCGAAGCGGAAACCACATTTGCGTGGTTGCGCCTAGCATTTTCATGTCCACATTAAGCGGAATACTGCCAGTCAATGGATCCTCGTCGCTATTCTTGTGTCCGCACAACAAGACATCAAAGTCGTTAACAACATTAGCCTTTGGCCTGTTTAGCCATTCCTTGCCGCACACCCAAGGGTTTTTAACATCAAACTTCTCGGTCCCGCGCATCACTTTAAGCGCCCCATCACCAAGCGAGTAAGTTTCAACAACATCAATTCTGTCTTTGCCATGACAAAGTGCAATAGATGATGGAACCCAATCATGCACAGTAAGCTTGAGGTCTTCTTGTACGTTGTGGTGATGCTTGTATTTGTGCGAAAGAAACGGAAGCTTGAAGTGAATTACTTCAATGTCTGGCATGATCTTTAACGCAAGGTCCAACAGTACCGTTGAATCCTTTCCGCCACTCCAAAGCACAGCAGGGCGTCTAGCTCTACTAAGAGCTTTTTTAATAGTGTCAATTGCGCGTGTAAGCTTCATTAAAATGCTATTCCAGCCCCCATTAGCACTGCGCCGCCAATAGATCCCATCATTGCGCTCTTTCCTGCACTTCTGGAAGCGTTAGCCTGAGCCATGCCAGCGGCATACTGCGACTGTGCGTTGTACGCGCCATAGATTGATCCCATGCCTGTTTGTGACTCTGGGTTGAAGTATTGCGGACCAGCCTGTTGCTGAGCCATGTTTGCAAGCTGCGCTGCTTGACCGCTAAAGTTGCCAGCATACATAGGCTGCTGGTAGAACGAAGTAAGCGCAGGAGCTGCCTGCTGTTGGAAGTAGCCACCCAAACCTGTGCCAAGGGCCACAAGCTGCTGTTCTCGGGCCTGACGTGCGTTGTAGCGGTTAAGTACCTCTGCAAGGTTAGCCTGCGCGCTAAGTGCCGTGTTTCTGGCTGCATAGCCGCTCAGACTTTGATTTCTAATATCTCTTTCTTGAGCTTGAGAAAGCAACGTGCCGTCAGTCTCTAAAGCGCCGAGTTTCTGCTGGGCGTACTGTTGGAGCGCGCGATTGATCCCGCCAACACCCTGCACATCCTGAAACGCTTGAACATATTCACCACCGCGCCCCTGCAAGCCGCGCAACTGCGCAGCCTGCTGGCTCTTCATGTAATCCTCTTCTAGCTGCGAATACGCAGGCTGAAGCTGTTGATACATGCCGATCTGGCTTTGGGCAGCTTGCTTGGCAACCTGATCCTGAAGCGTTTGGTATTGAGGTTGCAGTGCTGCCTCTTGAGCGTAAACCTGAGGGGCAAGATCAATCTGCGCTTGCAAAATAGACCGCATCGACTCCTGATAATTCGGAGCTGCTGGCTGCTGTACAACTTGGGTTTTACTTCCTCCGCCCATATAAAAGTCTTTCTAGTTTCCTTGGGGTTATTGGAATGGCATGATCATGTCTCCATGCCCACACTTGCGTGATTGGTGATTTGCGTTCAAAGAACTGGTTAAACATTTGAGCAACCGCTTCAGGCTCACTTGCCCATGCCATGTGGATCGTCCACAGGCCATCCTGCTTGCGCCACTTCCAATTAAAGTCGCTAACGCCCGGATGTGTAGTCGAGATGCCTGTGATGATGCCGTCGCGGCGAGCCACATAAATACTGTCGTGGACACCATAAAAGCTGAGATATCCGTCAACGTCATCTCGGGAGACTTGTCCAAGAAGTTGAAGATGGTTTCGGCATTGCTCATATAGTGTATCGACAAGTTGTTCCCATTCAGCAACGGTCATGCTTTAATAAGGAATAAAAGCGCAATGTTGCGCGGACGAGTTTCAGTGTTTCCAGTGAGGCTAGTATTTGCAACGGTGCCGCCAGTGGCTAAAATTTGATTGCCACCCGCATACCCCTGTGGCTGTAAGCCTCCGTAAAGGTGCGAGTGCGGCTGGATGTCTTGGGCTTGAAAAGACAAGATTCCCCGCCCCGGATCAACGCCTCTGCCTTGGTCTAGCCCGCGCACAAACTCGCCTCGTAAATCTGGCACATTTGATCCGTAGTAGGCAGCAAGAGCCGGGAACCCAGCCGTTGATCGCCCATCACAAACTAACCACCCATCTGGGAAATTAAAACTGCCCCACATTATAATTGTGCCCGTTGGAACACCCACAATCGACGCAACCTTAGAATCAACATACCCCTTGCTCGCTGCTGTAGCGGATGTTGCTGGTGTGCTGTTATTCAGAATAAGCGGCCCAGTCATTGTTCCGCCTGTAAGCTGCACAAACAAACTAGAAAACAACGTTCTTATACTTTGCAGTGTATATTTAAAAAGCGATCCTTCGCGTTCAGCGATGACAAAATCGCCCACTTGTGGAATGGATGGGTTTTGAGCTGAAATGGCACCCGGCAACAAAACAGCGTCATCAACGTGGTCGTTGAGGTTATTGGCAGTAACCTGCGAGTTCGCTGCTGGAAAATCCGCGTAAGTTGTTCCTTTTTGGATTTGTTGGGCTGGCATAAGGTTATTCTTGCGAGATCATTGGTCTATTAGCGGCTATAGCATAAACAGCCGCACTTTTCAAGGATGGTCTTCCAACAACGAAATTTACAGTGCAAGCAATCGACGTTCCTCGGGCTGCAATGCGGGGGCGAAGCGTGCCATCTGAATTGCCGCTAAAGCTGTACTCCAGCACCGTCTCGGTGGCATCTGGGTCGTAAGTGGTCGTATCGATCCGCACAAAATCATTCTGTACGTTGTTGAAAGTAAACTCCCCTCGGCTAAACCGTTTTTCAGAAGTTCCACCAAACGCATACTCCCTAGTCTTTATCGATGCTGGAATGTGAATGAAGTTTTGAGTAGTAGCAATTGTGGATTCAGTCTTAACTGGCTCGCCATTTGGCTGAAGAGATGCTGGAAACAAGTTAAATGGGAGTACTGGAGTTACGACAGATGTATTAAACTCATCACCTTCGATTTGCTCCTCGCTCAAAAATACTCCACCATACTGGTCTCCTCCAGCAAAGTTAGTGATAATCATTAACCTTCGTTGATTGATATACGCAGACAAGATAAAGTTATCTTGGAACAACCCAGTCGGATAATAGTCAATTGACTCCCACGCTTGGTTAAGTGTGTTGTAGACTAGGATCTTGTCGTTTCTTGTTGCGCTGCCCGTTGGCATGGCAATGTAGAAGCGGTTGTTAAAGTAGGTCGCAACCGAGTTTTGAACGGCGTTGTAGTTTACAGTGTCAAAGAAGTCTGCAATTGGCTCACTGAGCGGCAGCGTGTTGCCTAGCAGCTTCAGGTCAAGCTGAGGTGTCAGCATGTGTACGCCGTTGGCAGACAAGAAAAAGACAAACTGGCCAGCAGACACAATTGAACGTCTAGCCAGACAGCCAATCTCGGTTGTCACCACAGTTGTGCTGCTCTGCGCTCCGGGAGGAGAGCCAATGTCAAAGTTGTTGGTATCAACGTAGACAACGTAAATACTCTTAGTCATGAAGACCAAGAACTGGTCCTGCACCCACGGCAACACCCCCACAATCGAGTCGTTCCCGCCAGTGTTGATGATAAAGTTATTGAGCGTTGTGTCGCACTGCTCGCTTAGGATGTCACTCACCAACACTTGGTAATCACCATACTTGAGGACAAGTCTGTTCTGGAAGTACAGCCCAAAGTCAGCGCAAGGCACAGACTCTGTAATTCCTGTCACCGTAGTTCCATCCACCATGAACTTTTGCGGCGCAGATAAAAGCGTTTCCTGCCCATCCCATATTAGCGGCGGCTTGCCGCGTCGAGCTGTCCATCCTAATTCGCCGGATCGAGCTGCGTAAGTTGAGCCTGTGTAGTTGATGTATTGAAACGTAAACGTGGTTGGGCCAGTCACTGTAATGACATAGCTGTTAGTAACCGCCTGCCCCGGACCATCACTGCCAACTGTGCGCCCGATAGTAACCTCGTCGTTGTTGGAATACCCGTGATTGCCAACAGTGGTGATTGTGATCGTCCCTGTGCCTCCAGCAGCAATACTTGGGTTTGACGCACTGGCTGCGAATGTCGTTTTATCGTACTTGCCTCGAAAGATATAGATCTTATTGAGTGCTGTAACGACATCACAGATACCACCTACTGCAATTGTTCTGGGAAAAGGAAATGAATACGGATCACTTAAAAACTCAGGATCTGCCCCTTGAGCTGGCCTGTACAGGTACATCTCGTTGGTAAATACCAGCACGATATTGTCACGCCCCTCGTCGTCAACGTACAGACCAGACCCAACCATTGTCAGAAGCGCAAGGTCATTGTCGGTAAGGCGCTTGGTGCCTTTACGAGGCTGGGCAATGCCGCGCTGCAAGCGAGCGTTAAAGCTGGCTTGTAACATGCCGGGCTTCAAGTTTGCAGGATCAAGCCTACTGGCAAAGCCAATAAACATGTCGTCACCTTCAGCTTGAAGTTCTTCTGCCATTAGGAAATGAGCTTACTGAGCTTGTCTACAACCCGCTGGAGGTCGTCACGCAGTTCAACCATGCGCTCCATATGACCTTCATCTTCGCCTTCTTCTTCTCCCTCGTACTCTTCCTCTTCGCCGTAACCACACTCTGAACAAGTGTTGTCAGACTCCATTGGAGAATCGCATTCAGGGCAGGAGCGGCCTTTGCCGCCCATGGGGCCACCAAGGATGGCCAGCATTGCATTCATTGATTTGGGCATAAGATTAAGCAGTTAAAGATTGCCCCTTGGCCCGGCGAACACGCAGATCAGCAAGAGAATAAGGAGTATCATACTCAAAATGAGGCGCATCGTAAATAGACTTGAAGTTGCCACCCCAACGGAGCTTGTGCTTGGCGCAGAGTGTGGAGGCGTGCTTATGCATAAGGTCAGCGATCTTTGCGTCAGCGGGTGTGCTGCCATCCATGTACACTTTGCCCTTGAACACGCCACAGTCGATGGCTAGTCCAAAGTTATGCATACTTGAGCCGGGCTTGGCGTTGGTCACCTTTGGACCCGGAGCAGTGCGCCCCTTGGCGTATAAAGCAGCTTGTTCATCCCATGATCGGGTGCCGCAGATGACTTTGTAATCCAAGCCGTCTTTGGCTGCCAACTCTTTAGCATCGAGCAAAAAGGCCGTAAATGCGCCCTGCACTTCAGGGAGCAAGGTTAAGATGTGCTTGGCTGACCGTTCGTCGATCACTTGTTCTCGTTGCGGATAACGTCGATTGTTCCGAGAATTGTTAATGCTGCCGCGCCTACAGCGTCAACGTGACCAGTCTTTACTCCAAATCCGGCCAGAACCCACTTAAGAAGTCCAAGCCAAGTAGATGGTTGTTTGAGGTATTCTTTCATATCAATCGTGGAGTTGGGCAATTCGTTCCCAAAGCTTGAGCCTATCTTGCTCGCACTCCGAGATCTTTACCTCTAGTTTGTTTAGTTTACTGTGCAGATAATACAGCGCCAGTGCCAGGAGCGACACCGTTAAGCCTTGATCAAAGATGTGAGTAAGAACTTTGGTGACAAACTCGTCCATACTTACTTCTTTTTAGCTGTCTTGGCGGATTGTCTAAACGCCTTTGCGGTTGGCGCACCCTTTGATCCGGGCTTCCGCATACGCTCCTTACTGCCAGCAGCAATACGCTCGCGTTTGGCGTGGATGTTGGAGTAGAGTCCTTTCTTCATATTAGCATTTCCATCTCCGCATGCTTGCTCTAGCCCGTTCTGCCGGGCCTTTAGCCTTGGCTACGACACCAGCCATCCTAGCACAGAATGACTTCTTCCTGCCAGCGTCAGCCTTTGTCTTGGGGTTAGGTGCAGGAGCCTTCAGGTTGCTGCCAGTCGCTCGATTGTACTTGGCCCTGCCTTTTGCTGTCAGGCCTGCACCTTTAGACACAGGCAGCTTTTCGCCGCGTCCTACTGCAAGTGATACGGATTTTCTTGGCATAAAGTTATCGAGCTAGAGCGTACTTGCTGGGCACTTCCGCGAAGGCTGCAAAGATATAAGTTCCGCCCGTTGCATTAATCGCACTACCGGAAGCGCGTAGTTTAAATCCATTTGACAATAAATCAATATCATAACCAGAAGCAAAACTTCCCTCTACGTTTGTCAAATTTGCAGCAAGTGTAGCTGTTACTACATTTCCATTTGACCTAGTCGTGTCATATAATTGCCAATCACCAGTTGCATCCGTCCGTTTAATCATCACAAATCTTGGCCTAAACCCACAGAACACAAACGGACCAGCAGGCGACCCATTTCCTGTGTAGCTGCTAAAATGAGAAAATCCTGCAATTTCAGCAAATAAATAAGCAATGTATGGCTGAGATGGATCCGCAGCCGCTCCTATCTCTACCTGAATAGCAGAAGAGGTTGGTCCAGTTCCCCATATGCCAGCATCATCTGGAGGATTTGCACTAAAATTAATATTTAAGAAACTTGCGGTGCTCGATGGTAAACTTTTATGCCAAAGCGCCCAATTACTTTCTGCGCCTATGCATTTTATAAAATACATCGCTGGAATAACACCAAGTGAATGGTTTATAGTTTGAGTTCCAGATGCCAAAGTTGTAAATGATACAATATCTAA